AAGGTTGGGTTGGTAATCACATAGACGCTCCCATCCTCTACGTAGAATCTTGGCGTTCTCGTATTCTTAATTGTATTTTCCAGAATCCGATTCCGCCTCTCTTCAAGCACGGCGTCCACCACCTTAATTGGCGTCGGCCCCCTCCCATATACCCCTTCTTTTTCTTTGTTTCGTTTTCGTCGCACCGTGTCGCAGGCTCGACAAATAAAATCGTGCCTACTCACACGGCTAGATCCCCAATTCCAGTTGTCGCAGCCTTCTGGAATAAGTTCTGTCCCACACCAACCACAGTCAGTGGGTTTCTTGCCAGCTATGACCGCGCTTGGTATCGCAGGCGAGTTTGACTCTAAGCCCGAAGTGTTCGCCGGCTTGCTCGATGGATGCTGTACAGATGTTTTCAAATTCCTCTTCCTTTCCATTACGCACCAAGGCGACGATCTCGTCGTGGACAAATGCCACTTGACGAACATCTGCCGCCTGGTACAGGCCACGTTGACGAATCTCTCTGTTGATGAGGAGCAACCACTCCTTCATCAGGATCGCTCCGCATGATTGGAGGAGCGTGTTCAGGGCTGCGTGTTCCGACCGGACCACGAGCCTGCGCCCGTCGATGCCGTTGATGAACCCGCCCTTCGCCTTCTTCCCCACTGCTGACTTCAGTGCAGAGAGTGCGGGGAACCTGTTGAGGAACTGAAGACGTAGCCGCTTGCCGGCCACGGCCCCCTTCGAGATGATGCTTCCGATCTTGGTATCTCCCGCACCGTAGAGCCAGCCGTAGAAGAATGTCTTCGTCACGTCCTTGGTGGGAAGTCCCGTAAGCTCCTGGTGGAACTTGTGCGGGTCTCCCTCGACAACGAGCTTGGCGTACTCTCCTCCATCGAACTTCGCCAGGTAGTGTGCGAGGCACCGAAGCTCTAGCCCCTTGGCGTCAGAGCCCACGAGACTATAGCCAGGGATGGCTGTGAAGAGACCACGCACCCTGACTCCTAGATCCGATCGCCTGGGAACATTCCCTAGGTTAGGCTCGTAGTGGTTACACCTAGCCGTGACTGTAGAGCAGGTGCCGACCCGCCCATGCAGTCGGCCCTCTTTTGTCACCAACTTGAGGTACGCTGATTTCCCTTCTGATACCATGCCGATGATCTTCTGAAGCTCAGCATGGCGAGACAGGGGCACGCACACTGGGATGCTCTTCGCTAGGGATGTGAGAACTTCAACGTCCGTTGAGGGGGAGCCACCTTCGGTGAACTCTTCCGGTTGCCAGCCGTAGACCTTGATAAGACGGTCTGCAATATGGCTATGGCTTCTTGGATTAAAGTGGACGAGCTTCGTCTTGTTGAAAGGGACACCGGCTTTGTAGCCCCGCGTCTTGTTGTCGCGCTTTGGGACGAAGGCTTTAGAGACTTCCCACGGTTCAAATGATCCCGCAAGAGTTTTCTCAAGATCCGCTCTCTCTGCGGCAAGTTCCGCATATAGAAGTTTAGCTCTTTCTTGGTCAAGTGGAAATCCCTCCTTTTCTTGGTCCAGTATGTAGGGTTTGAATTCCATCTCAGTGTTGTGGGCTCGCTGGTTGAACCGCACCGACTGCACGATCATGTTGTAGACGTGCTCTGTCACCGTCACGTCACGCTCGCAGTAGTCCTGCATCGCTTGCGACCACTGCTCCCAGTCTGCCGTCTTCCCAAAGTCACCCTTCAGGTGGCCGAGGCGCACGCCCCACGCTTCGAGGCTGTGCCGGCCAATGAGCTTGGTGGGGAAGTCGGGGTTCTTACGGCGCAGGTTGAAGTCCAGATCCCTCAGATCAGTGTACATCCACTGACTGTCAAGTAAGGTGTCGAAGCTATTCCCCTTTGGGTTGAAGCCAGGGTACACCTTTTTGAGCACCGGAATGTCGTACTCGATGATGTTGTGGCCAATGAGGAGGGGGGCCTCCTCCAAGTGTGGCAGGAGGTTGCGGATCCCCTCATCAGTATGCCCCCCTACTGACCACTTCCTCCCATCCGGACCCAACTCCTTGACCACCAAGCAATGTACCTTGGTGACGGTCGGGAGTAATCCGTTGGTTTCAATGTCGAAGATCAGACCTGCCATAGTACGTCTCCTTATTTATTTATTTGACCACGTAATGAGCCACGCAGCGAGCCCACCAAACACCACCAACAGACCTATCGCAAACAACGCGGGTGCTGCGACCAGCCACCAGGAGATATCTGAGTAGCCGAGAATCTTGACCAAGAACAGTACGGCTGTGAGTATGTAGAATATCATGCTGCCTCCCTCGGATGAAGTGTTAGAGTGATCTGCTTTGTTTCCTGATTCAGGTTGATCCTGATACCGACGTACTCTTTGTCATACCGATTCAACTCCTCGATTGTCACCGTCTGTTGACCCGCCAGCTTGTAGAGCAGGCCGAGCACCAACAGTGCCATGAGGCGCGGCTGGCTCTCCATGTCAGTAGTCCGATGTATCGCTTCCGACATTACTAGGCTCCTCTCCCAGGGGGAACATTCTCCCTGTGGTTCGATTGTAAACCAACTCGCCCGCCTCTCCGGTGTTACCGCTGAAGCGGTTCTTCAGGATCCTCAGCAGCGTGATGTGGCCGCGCTCCTCGTCCTGCTGGTTGCGCTCTTGTCCGATCACAATATCGGACAACTGGCCGATGCTCGCACTACCACGTAGCAGTCCCAGGTGGGTCTGCCCGCCCTCTTCAAGGGGTCGGCCGTCTGGTCGCTTCAGGTGGGAGACCAAGATCAACCCAAAGGGAAGCTGCTCTACCAGGGAGCGGAGCTTCGTCATGAGGTTGTCGATCTTCCTCCGCTCGTCACCTTCCTCGTCCCCTGAGACCATGATGCTCAAGTGGTCGAGTACGATCCACTGGCACCCGCACGCATGGACGAGATACCGGATCCGCTGAAACAGGTTCTCGCCATCGAGACTTCCCCAGTGGTCGTAGAAGTACGCCTTCTTCGAGATCATATCCCACGCTGCCTTCAGCGCGTTCGTCTTCTCTACATCCCCTCCGGTGTACTGCTGGCGCACCAAGGGTAAGTGTAGGGGGGCGTCAACGGCGATACTAACCAGTCCTCGGATGCTTCGTTGGACGGACTCTTCAAGGGCAATGTATCCAATAGTGTGCCCTTGCTTGATGGCATGGACTCCGATTTCTCGACATAGTTGGGACTTTCCCATACCGCTGCCGGCACAGATGGTGACTATTTCGTGCTGTCGGAGACCAAGAAGTTTCTCATTGAGCGCCGGCCACGGATAGTCGAGTGTGGAACCGACACTCTCTTGGACTAGGAGATCCCAGGTTGCGGTGCCTTCAACGATGCCGTCGGGCCGATAGACTTTGGCCCCCCAGATAGCGTCCAACAACTCCCTTCCTCTGTCGGACACGAGCATCTCATTTGCGTCCTTGAGGGGGATGTTCCAGACTTTGCACTTTCCAGGAGTGAGGAGAGGAGCGCAATCGGCCATTGCCGCTCGACCTGGATCATCCATGTCGAACGCCAGGACAACAGACTCGAATCCTTCAAGCCACTCAATGGACTTTGCAATGTCCTTCTTCGCGCCACCTGCACCGTTTCGTAGACTAACCACCGGCCAACGGTTGTCCTGAAGCTGAGAAATGGACAGAGCGTCAATTTCCCCTTCAGTAATAACCACCATCTTCCCCTTGTCACGCCAGAGTTGCTGCCCGAATAGCACTGACGACTTAGGTTCACCAGTCCAAAGGAAATCCTTGTCTTGCGTCCTGAGCTTCTGACCGCAAAGGGCTCCCGTCGCGTCATAGTATGGGGCGATCTGGACGGGTTGCCCATGATAGGAACCAACCATGTAACCAAACTTTCTACAAGTCTTCTCATTGATCCCTCGCTTGGTGAGTTCCCGAAAAGTCCCTAGGATGAAGTCCTTCGGGATTGGTTTAACGGTCTCGACTACGGCACCATCCCCCATCGTGCGCGCTTGGCATACGAAGCAGTACGTGTGCCCATCTGTGTAGTGTCCGAGTCCATCAGAAGAGCCACACGCGGAGCACGGCCCATGTTCAATGAACTCGGACTCTTGGTTATCCATCTACGCCTCCATTATTGATTATTGGCCACAACATCATCGGGTACGACGAAATGTTTAATTATTTTCTCTCCACCTTCTCGCGTCTCACAACTCGTAACGTAGGTCCACCCAAACAACCAGTCCCGCCTCTCCACTTTGAACTTGAGAAGATTGCCTTCGGTGCCGTGGTTTCCCGCTAGAAAAATGACATCCGGCATTACTCTGTATCTGTGGCGCATTCGGCCTCCTTATCACATTGTATGCAGACGGCCCACGAGCTATGGTGACACTTCTGGGGCGAGTTCTGGTTTGTCGTCCACGTATGCCGAGACATCAAAAGACGGGCAAGCCTTTCCAGCATCGAGGTCTCGGTGTCCGACGATGACCGCTTTCGGGTAGGTTTCATGTAACTCCTTCAGTGTGAGGTAGAGCGTGGTCCACTGCTCTGTGGTGAAGTTATCTTCGGGTGTTCCAGGCGTGCCGAGCCGAGGTTCAACAGTGCCACCGGCCATACACACGCCCACACTGTTATGATTATAGCCCACAACATGAGCCCCAATTTCATTGATCTGTCTCCCTGTTTGGCGCGTACCGTCGCGCTTGATGAAGTAGTGATAGCCCACGTCTCTGAATCCGCGAGCCTTATGCCATTCGGCAATCGTCGCAATGTCCACATCCATGCTCGGCGGGGTCGCCGCACAATGGATGACGATGTAGTCGGTCGATGTTCTCACGCTTTCTCCTTTGTTGGTTCGTTGATCCATTCCAATGGGACAGTCCCCTTGGCAAACCGAAACCCGTACTTCACACACCACATGCCGTAGGTTGTGGTTGACCCCTTACCAAGCTTGGCCTTGGGGTTGGAGAAGACGAACCGGATATCCAGTTCGGGGTGTTGATACTTAATGCAGAGATGCTTCTCACGGTCAGTAGGGCGGAACCACCCCTTGGCTTCGATGATGATGCCGTTGGCGAGTTGGAAATCGGGATGGTACTTCTTCTCCTTGCGGGATTTATACACTACAGGTTCACATTCCTTCTCTTCCTTAAACCCCACACCGGACGCGACAAGGTGCGAAGCGACCTCAACTTCGAGGCCGCTCCGCTTGCCTGTTGCCTTGCGAACCTTGTTGGTCGCGGCGTAGAGTTTAGAAATCTGGCGTGGCAGCATCGGTGCTAGCCTCGGCCCCTTCTTCGGCCTTATCAGGTTCGCCAAAGGCGTCGGTGGCTGAGTAACCCTCGACCTTGGTGAAGCCCAACGAAGCCCCGTCGCGCACTGAGGATCCGAGTTGAATCACCTGAACCCCCTGCAAGCTCGCCTTCGCGTAGAACTTGTCGGGCTCTTTCTCTTCACCCTTCCCGCCCCCTGGCATCGTGGTGTAGGTAATTCCGAAGGACACCTTGATCTGACTCCCACCAAAAATGACCACGCCCTTCGGGATGGGCTCCATATTGGCGTCGATCAACGTCGGCGTGAAGGTCCAGATTGATCCGTCCTTCTTGGTGCCGCCCGCAGTGTGTGCGAACTTGACGCTGATCTTCCCCGTAGGAATGAGGTTGTCTTCATCGTCCTTGTAGGTGTCGTCCTTGTACAGCTTGGAC